ACTCCAGTCACAGAAGAACGAGGCGATTCCGATGGCTGGAACCGCTATAAGCAGCAGTAAAGAAACAATCGAAATGTATTTCATGATCCAAAGTCCTTTCTATCGGACACGCTGTGGGGTACTATTATATTCGTAACGAACATCTGTTCTTAATCCCGAATTAAACCGTAGTTAAGGTTATTTGCATCGATTAGGACGAGGTATAAAATCATCATCGCCAGCAGGACAAAAATAACTGCGAAGAGTGTTTTGGACAGCTTCCGGCGCTGGCGCACCTGCTCTTTCAGAACCTCTATCATTTCTTCGCTGTTCTGGCTGTCTGTTTTGTTATAGACTTCCTTCACGAAATGCTTGTCGAGAGATATGTGCAGCGCTTGGCAGATGGAAGCAACGAGAAAAAGGCTCGGATTCTTGGTCGGCTCCGAAAGCAGCCTGGAGATCGTCCTCTCAACCGTCCCGGCATTGTCGGCCAAATCCTTGTGGGTCATTCCCTGCTCCTGCCGTTTTGTGGCTACCTCCAATAAAAAGTTATCCCAATTCCTTTCTTCGTCTGAATTCACAAACTCATCTCCTGTTTCTTGTTACCGGACACTTTTGTCCGAAAAACATGACAGTTTTTGCGCCGAAACCGCAACATTTGTCAGTACATATTGGCAATGCAATTTGTTACAATTGAATTGTACCAAATACATGCTGAATTTGGAAGGATTTTTATTTGACAATAATCGACAAAAGAGGAGGAACACCAATGGAGAAAAAGGAGGAATTCAAAAAGGCGGTGGAACGGATGTCTGACGAGCAGCTTGTTAAATATCTTCGGATTCTAAAGTTTTCATTAGACGAAGATATTTCTCAATTTTCTCATCTGTCAAAGTATCTGCGAAATCCATAAGGTCTTTCCGAATACCGGACAGCTCGCCTTCGGTGGGCTGTTTTTCTTTCCCCAAAAGGTAATCCACGCTTACGCCGAAGTAGTCAGCAACCTTTTGCAATGTTGCCTGCCTTGGAATTGTCCCTTTGCTCCACCGCGTAACCACGGAACGCATAAACCCCATTTCTTCGGCGACAGCAGACGGGGACTTCCCAATTTTATTACAAAGAGCAACATAGTTGATATAGAACAAACGCAACACACCCTTTTTGTGCAAATAGCAGAAAGTAAACAAAAGGAACAACTGCGTCTTGACTGTTGCGTTTGTTTACACTATAATGAAAACATAAGCAACAAGCGCAACACAAAGCGGGCACTCAATGTGCCATGATTCATTTTTCCTCGCAAGGATATGATAACACTTTGTGTAAACTTTTGCAACACAATATATAACGAAGGGGGAAAAGTTTAGATGCCTGCACAATGGACTGGCGATGTGGTCGGCAAGATGCACAATAACAAGATTACAATGGCTCAGCTCGGAGAAAAACTCGGCGTTGGGAAAGCGTATGTGTGTGCGATATTAAATGGCCGCCGCAGCCCAAAGGGAGCCGAGCAGAAGTTTAACGCTGCGCTGGACGCGCTTATCAAGGAAAAGGAGGTAGGTAGATGAATAAGTGGACAAAGTGGGAAATCGCATACTGCGTAATCCTGCTTATATGCACCGCAATAAATGTCGTTATCTGCTTTACCCGCTAACGGAATTGAAGATTGTTACGATTGCTGCCGCTGCGGATATGACGGCGAAAACACCCTTGAAGAACGCCTTCCACCACCAAGCACGGTATTCTCTTAACGATTGTTCCCCTGCATCGGTCAGGCGAACCTTAACAGAACCGCCGCCACCCCACCAGTACTGGCCGGGCTTTAGCACGGGGTAGAACAATCCGGAAGCCGCAATCTTTGCAAACTTTTCTTCCGACATTGTAATGGTGCTGCGATAGCGCAGCTTTCGGAGAGCGCGTTTTTCGGCTTTGGTCAACATCAAATCACCTCCTCTCCAATGAGAGGATACCACAAAGGAGGAACAAATGCCAAGAGAAAAGGAGAGCTACAGGGACAACCTCGAAGCAGTCATGACGAGGTTTCCGGGCAAGGATGTGCTATCGCTCAATGATGTAGCACAGTACACAGGGATGGGCTATCGGCAACTGATGTCGAGCGACATTCCGCTAAAGAGAACAAGCAAGCGAGGCAACTACTTCATTTCGGCAGCAAGCCTCGCAAGATGGTTAAGTTAAGGAGGAACAACATGGAAGCAACAACCAACACCTTTATCCGGTGGTTTAACTCGGATGAGATCGTACCCAGCAAGGACGGGCATTACCTGTGCCAGACAAATCCGGGAAGATACACTACCTTGCCATTCAGCACCAAGCATCAGATGTTCAATGTCAGCGGAGATCATGTGGAGACCGCTATCGACGTCCAGTGGTGGGCATTCCTGCCGGAGCTTCCGCAAAAGGAGGTACAGGAAGATGAGTAAAAAGGAGTGGCTGCAGGAAGCCTTGGCCGTAGTCCTCGGAATGGGAGCCATCTTCGCAGCATCGGCTATCCTGCTGCTGGTGAGGTAAGGCCATGGAGCAGAACGAGAGGATAGCAATTATCCGGGAGAAGTTCCCCGGTTACACCAAGCCGCTGGACAGCATGTGCAAGAAGCCGGGCTATTACGGAATTCGGCGGACTTCCGAAGCGGAAGCGCTGATAGCGGGCAATCCCGGCAGGAAGCGGGAAGCAAACTATAAGCTGTCTGTGCGTATTCCTTTGGGTTATGTGAATATGGCGGAGTTCCGTCAGCAGCTTATCGAAATGGGTTACTGCAACTTCACAGCATGGGTTCTGCGCTGTATCCGCCGCCAGCAGGAGGAATACAGGCATAGAAAAGCCCCCACCGGCTCCGCAAAAGCCAATGAGGGCAAAGGTAGATTAAGCACCACCAATATACAAGATTCTGGGAGAAATGTCAAGTTGAAAAACGGGGAGGTTGTGGAAGCATGAACCCATACGATATCCCGGATAGGCCCATCCCGAGCTGGGTGGATAACTACGATGATAAGCCGCACATCTGCCCGGAGTGCGGCTGCGAGATCAACGAGACCATTTACATTAAGGACGGCATGGTCATTGGCTGTGAAAACTGTGTTAAGCGGTTTGACGCCAGCGATGCGGATGCTGACAGGTACTTTGAATAAGGAGGATAACATGGTTAAATTCAGACCGCTGCGAGCGGACGAGGTTGACCTGCGGGTTGACCGCTATACTTCGAGAGGGGCTGTGCTCCTCTGCTACAAGGACGCGCGATGCGACATGCGCATTCTGGACGAGACGGTTGGCGCTGAAAACTGGCAGCGGGAGCATTACGAATGCAAGGGGAACCTTTTCTGCCGTGTCGGTATCAAAACGGATGACGGGTGGGCATGGAAAGCTGACTGCGGAACCGAAAGCTACACCGAAAAGGAAAAGGGCGAAAGCTCCGACAGCTTTAAGCGCGCCTGCTTTAATTGGGGGATCGGTCGCGAACTCTACACCAAAATCAACATTGTTGTCCCGATGAGGACTCAAAAGAACGCCAACGGAAAATATGAGCCTGCAGATAGCAATGACAAGTTTGCGCGGTTCACGGTAGAGGAGATGGAAGTACACGGCGAACAGATTACATATCTGACGGTCATAGACAAATACGGCAACATCGTATTTAGCTTTGGTCACCCGGGCGATTCCGGAGAGGACATCACGGAAATCTGCGCTGACTGCGGGAAACAGATTGTCCCAATCACCAAACGAGACGGGTCTACATGGTATGTCCGGGAGATTGTCCCATACACCGAGAAAATGTTCGGACGGCATTTGTGCGGTCCGTGTATGAAAGCCGCAAAGGAGGCCGAAAAGAGGAATGAAAACAAGGCTCCGGTTTGATTCTGCCGACTGGACAAGAGACCGGAACGGCTACGGCATCACCCTGTATACCAAAGATGCCGCAGCCGCACAGGCTTTCCTTGATGAGATGAAGCCAGGCAAGATGTACGCCGCCGAACTAAAGGAGCACCACGAGCGCAGGAGCCTTTCGGCCAACTCGTACCTGTGGGCGCTCCTTGATGATCTGGCCTTTACCCTCTCCACCCAGGCGGCCCCGCTGACTAAGGAGGAGCTGTACCGGAAGTACATTAAGGAGGTCGGCATCTGGAAGGATGTGCACAATATCGAGCCGGAAGCCGCAAAGACCGTCCGGACAGCGTGGGAAATGCTCGGTACTGGCTGGGTAACAGAACAGGTAGACTACGAGCCAGACGGTGACCATCTGGTGATCCGGCTGTACTACGGCAGCAGCACCTACAACACCAAACAGATGTCCCGGCTGCTGGATGCCGTCATCGCAGACTGCAAAGAGCAAGGGATAGATGTTGCCACACCGGCCGAGCTGGCCTTGCTGAAGGAGGAATGGGGCAAATGAAAAACGAATGGGGCGCAGAGCTTGACCGAAACGGATACGCTCCGAGCATCGTACAGGCCGACACATCTAAGTGCTTTTTGTGCCAGCGCTCCGGCGTAAAGCTCGACCGGCACGAAATCTTCGGCAACGCCATGCGGAGCAAAAGCAAGCGCATGGGGCTTTGGGTTTCCCTGTGCCACACGCCATGCCACCTGACACACGCACACGGCTGTGTCGAGGTGATGGACTGGCTGCACCGGCTGGGCGAGCAAGCCTGTATCGACAACTACGATTTTACAATCCCGATGTTCCGGGAGGAATTCTACACAAACTATTTGGAGGAAACAGAATGCTGAACAAAGCGATCCTTAATGGGCGTCTGACAAAGGCTCCCGAACTGAAACAGACCAACAGCGGCAAGAGCGTGTGCGGCTTTACCATCGCCGTAGACCGCAACCGTGACCGAGAAAAGACTGACTTCGTACCCATCGTAGCATGGGGCAAGACCGCCGAGTTTATCAACCAGTGGTTCGGCAAGGGCGACCTCATTACCATTGTGGGGCGCATCGAAGTTCGCAACTATGAGGACAAGAACGGAAATAAGCGCACAGCCACAGAAATCATCGCAGAGGAGGTTCTGTTTGGCGGCAGCAAATCTACCGGCAAGGCAGAGGAAAAGCCCGCAGAGAGCAAAAACGGCGGGTTTGAACAAATCGAGGACGAGAACGACCTCCCTTTTAATTAAGGGTTACGCTTCCCAGTAAAAAGCGACAGGAGGACAACCCATGAAGTACCTTAAAGTCTTTACAGACTTTGCAGATGCCATGGAGGAACTCGGAGATGCGGAGAGAGGGCGGCTGTTCACGGCTATGCTGAAATATGCAGAGACGGGCGCAGCCCCCGATTTCCGGGGAAACGAGCGTTTTATATGGCCTGTAGCAAAGTTGCAAATAGACCGGATGGCTGCTGAATGCGAAGGAAGAGCCAAAACAAGCAGGGAAAACGGTTCCAAGGGCGGTAGGCCGAAGAAAACCCAAGGGAACCTAAAAAACCCAGCGGGTTTTTCAAAAACCCAGAAAAGCCAAGACAAAGACAAAGACAATGACAATGACAAAGACAAAGAAAATATTCCCTCCGGGAATAATACCCCCCCTACCCCCCCAAGGGGGCGTGTGGATGTCCCGGAAGCCTTGATGGAGAACTGGAACGGCTTTTGTGAGATGCGCAAGAAAATCAAAAAGCCCCTAACTGACCGTGCCGCAAAGATGATCCTGAATGAGCTGGAACGGCTGGCGCCGGGGGACAACCACACCAAGGGACTTATTCTCGATCAGAGCGTTAAGCGCTGCTGGCAGGATGTTTACCCGTTGAAAGGCGACAAGTCTGCTGGTGGGACCGACAATGTATTTTTGCAGATGCTGCAGGAGGAGGGACAACATGAACCGTACTGAAACACTGGCTGTTATGTCCATCCTCAAGGCCGCTTACCCTGCGTACTACCGAGACATGAAGCGGCAGGATGCCGAAGCGGTGGTGAACCTGTGGGCGGAGATGCTGGAAGACTACCCGGCTAACCTTGTGGCAGCGGCGGTTAAGTCCCACATTGCCAGCGACCGCAAGGGTTTCCCCCCGCATATTGGGGCTATTATCGCCAGCATCGGGGAGATCTGCAGACCGGCGGAACTCTCCGAGGGGGAAGCATGGGCGCTGATTGCAAAGGCCCTGCGGAACAGCGGCTACAACAGCGAGAAAGAGTTTGCAGCCCTGCCGGAGAACCTACAACGGTTGGTAGGACACCCCTCCCAGCTGCGGGAATGGGCCAGCATGGACACCGGGACAGTGCAGAGCGTGGTGCAGTCCAACTTTATGCGCAGCTACCGAGCAAGGCAGGAGAGCGAGCGCAAAATGCAAGCCATGCCTGCAGATGTCCGGGCGAAGCTGGCAGGGATGGCAGAGGTAAAGCAGCTGCCCAGCTATGACCTGGCGCTGGCGGAGCGGATGATGGAGGAGAATGCATGAAACACTTGGGAGATATCTGCAAGATAAACGGAGCAGAGATCGAACCTGTTGACTGTATTACAGGAGGGAGCCCGTGCCAAGACCTTTCCATCGCAGGGAAGCGAGCGGGGCTTGCCGGTGAAAGAAGCGGACTTTTCATGGAACAGGTCAGAATCGTAAAGGAGATGAGAGAGCGTGACAGGAAAAATGGCAGAGCAGGTGACATGGTCAGACCTCGGTTTCTCGTTTGGGAAAATGTACCCGGCGCATTCAGCAGCAACGGGGGAGGAGATTTCCAAGCCGTGTTGGAGGAAATTATCCACATCGCAGAGCCGACCGTTTCTGTACCTCGATTTGAGGGGAAATGGACAAAGGCAGGAGCCATTGACGGTGATGGGTGGTCTGTCGCTTGGAGAACTCATGATGCTCAATACTGGGGAGTCCCCCAACGCCGCCGTAGAATCTCGGTTGTCGCAGATTTTGGAGGACAATCCGCAGGAGAAATACTCTTTGAGCGCAAAAGCGTGTCAGGGCATCTTGCGGAGAGCGGAGCGGCGCGGGAAAGACTTGCCGGAAACGCTGAAAGCGGTGCTTCTTATGCAGTCAGAATCAGGGGGGGCTGTGACGGAGGAGGCAAAGGCGCGTTAGTTCAGACGGAGAAAAGCGGTACGCTGGGCACGGGGAACGATCAGCCGATTTTTACGCCCACGCCCATAAACCTGATGGTGGCTACGCGCTGTGAAGCGTTAGGGCGCGGAACAGGATTTGGCGTAGGAAAACCGGGAGACCCAGCGAACACCATTTCCGCCGCACATTCGCATGGCGTATTTGCAACGGCTATCCCAATCAACGACAAAGCCACAAGATGGCAGGGCGGTGGCGAGAGCCGCAACCACGATGGCAGCGGCAACGGTCTTGGCATCGGAAAAGAGGGCGACCCGTCCCCTACGCTGACCGCTGGCGACCGCCACGGGGTAATAACAGGCGGAAACCAAGTGCCGCTTACATACCAAGATGTGACAGGTACGCTTTCTCCCGGTGCTCATGCTGGAAGTTACAATGGGCAGGACGCATATAACGATATGCTGGTGTGCGGGGCAACACCGGATGTGGCTCACACGCTGCGGGCAAATGCTGCCTGTGCGTACCGGGAGGACGCGGAGACATACCCCGTGCAGAACATGGCAGTGCGCCGTCTGACCCCGATGGAATGCGAACGGTTACAAGGGTTTCCGGACGGATGGACGGACATCGGCGAGTGGACAGACGGCAATGGAAAACGCCACAAGCCAAGCGACAGCCCACGGTACAAGGCGCTGGGCAACTCCATCGCCCTGCCCTTCTGGGACTGGATGCTGCGGCGCATGGCGCGGTATCTGCCGGAGGGCGCAACGCTGGGGAGCTTATTTGATGGCATCGCAGGTTTCCCGCTGATTTGGGAACGGATACACGGGAAAGGCACGGCGCGGTGGGCAAGCGAAATCGAGAAATTCACGATAGCTGTAACGAAGTTAAGGTTCCCGGAGGAATCATGAAAATAACAATTCCCGAAATCCCCCCATCGCTGAACAAGTACGCTGGTCGGGCCAATGCCTGGGACTACCGAGCGGAAAAGCAGCGCTGGCTGCAGCTGTTTGTTGCATACTGCCCCAAGTGCAAACCAATGGGCAAGGCGGTGGTGACCATCACCTACTACTTCCCCACCCGGCACCGGCATGACCCAGACAACTACAACGGCAAGATGCTGATGGACGGGCTGGTACACCGGGGAGTAATCGCCGATGATAGCTTTGACCATGTCGAGCTAAGGCTGCGTGGGGCATATGACCCAAAAAACCCAAGAACAGAAATTGACATAGAGGAGGTAACACAATGGGTAAACACGGAACGGAAATAGAGCGGGAGAATCCGCTTTTTGAGGGACAAAGTGCCGAGGAATTTATCAAGCGCTGGAACGCTGTCACCAAAGCCATAAAAATGCGCGCAGAGATGCCAGAGCATGAAAAGGTGGTGAGTTATGATGTCATACGATAAAGCGTCCCCTAACGCCAAAATCGGCTGTTCTAAATCAAATGACCCAGAGGTACTGGAACAACTGGTACGGGAGGGCAAGACCAACAGGGAGATTTCCTTAATTCTCGATCTTGATTACGGCTATGTGGCCCAAATCTTGTCTCGCTATGGAATCAAGAGAGACCCCAACCGGCCATGTAAGAGATGCGGAGGGCCGATAGGCAGCACCAACCCCAGGCAGCTGTATTGCAAGGAGTGCCAAAAGGCCATGGACAGCATCCGGGCCCGCAAAAGCAGTATGAAAAAAGCCGAGCCGAAGAAATGCGAATACTGCGGGAAGGAATATTTCGGCCAGCCGGGACAAAAGTACTGCTCCAAACAATGCTACAAGGATGCGGCGGCATCCGGTAAGTATAAGCGTCCAAAGAATTGGATAAAGCGCCGGGATGGGAAAATAGACATCGAGATAAGGGTTTGCGGCAAAACAACAGAGCGCCGGGAGAGTGTGGACTACTACGAGGCCCGGGAGATTTGGCACGATGGCTGGATAGGCCGGGGCTACGCAGCGCTGATAACGGTAGATGGCCACAGGCTGGAGACCCTGCCGCAAATAAAGACATTCTTCGGATTTAGGAGGGATTCGCTATGAGGAACTGGACGGCAGCGGCAGTTACGATAATCTTAGCTGCTCTCTGCATAATGGCTCTATCGGCTATTTCGGCCGAAAGGTGGAACCATGTGGATGAAGTGGCCCAGGCGAAGATCACCGCAGAGGAACAGGAACGCCGGGAGCAGGCAGCCTACTACAAAGGCTGGCAGGACGGCAAGCAATATTATCTTGAGAATTTTGGAGGGTGAGCAAATGACGGTAAAGGACTACTACGAAGTAATCCGGGACATAGAAAGGCTGGCTGCGTTGGTTGACACAGAGGGTGCAGTTACCATCGACCATGACGATGCGGAGCAGATATGGGCGCTGCTGCTGGACTACAAGGATTTGCTGATGGCACTGGAGGTGGGATGATGTGCAAGTGGATGGAAGATGAAGTCTGTGTAAACAGCGATTGCCCGGCGGTTGCAGATTTTTGCCCCGTAGTAAACCATCCGGGCGTGTGCCGGTACGAGGAAATGGACGAAAACAAAGGCGTGGTTAGAAACGACACTTTGTCGGTAAAGGAGGGATAACATGGATGCTGTGAAGTTTATTGAGGAACGCAATAGAATGTGCGAGAGTTTTGGTGATGGATGTACTGGGTGCCCAGCTTCTAATGCTTGCAAGAATGAGCTATGTTGCGCATTTGATCAAGGGTCAACGCTGGACGCTACGGATCAGGTTGCTATGGTCGAGAATTGGTCTGCTGCACACCCGCGCAAGACACGGCAGAGCGTGTTTCTTGAGCACTGGCCGGATGCGGATATTGACTGTTGTGGCGTGCTGACAATATGCCCCTCTCCAATTTCTACATCGCATAGGAACGCATATGGAGGATGTGCAAACATTGGCGTCAAATGTCCTGACTGCCGCCGCGAGTTTTGGATGCAGGAGGTAGAATAATGGAGGGAAAAGAATCGTTTGTGTTTGAATACACGATGCCATCGCTCGATTGGTACGAAATAATCAAGGTGGAAATCAACCCGGAGAAATTCTATTGCTTTGGGCTCGAATTGAGGTTCGGCAACGATTGGTGGCTTATTGGTATGAATCCGCCTGATTCAAATTCGTCTTTTGACAAATGGTCTGAAATATGCCTCGGAAGGCTTACCCGCAGAGACGCTGCAAGGTTTGCCGTATGGGCAGGCAGAAAGCTCATCAGAATCGGAGCCATAAGCAGAGCGCTTGACCTCGTAAAAGAAATAGAAACGCTGATAGCTTTAATTAAGGAGGTAGAATGATGGAAAATTTGTTGCAAAACATCGCCAGCGTGCTGTGGATTGTGTTAGGCGTGTGCTTTTTCTTTGGACTAAGGAAGTGGGACAAGAGGTTCAGCGAGTTGTATGACGAACTGAAACGGGAGGTAGAGTGATGGAACGACTGACATACCGGCTTAAAACGGGAGAAGTTCTTATGGCAACAGAATACGAAGAAAAGTACACAAAGGATGAGTGGATTGTCATGCTCCAATGCCGCCTTGCCGCCTACGAGGACACGGGACTGACGCCGGAGGAAATTAACGATTTGGCGAGTGTGCGGGAAATATCGCCGGAAGCAGAATACGCCATCAACAAGCACGCCGACAATATCATTGAGCGGCTTGACAAGCTGCTCCACCAGACGGACGACGATGCTCGCCTGCGCGAGCTGGCGGAAGCCGACAAGGACGGTCGGATGGTGGTGCTGCCATGTCAATCAGGAGAGCATGTATTTGCACTGCTTGATGGCCAAAAGCGTGTGCGGGAGTGTGAGGTCAAACACGCGGTTTTGGACGGTTGGCGAAAAATTTTCTATATTGTGCCAGTCGGCGGTCTGGGAGACGCGTATAGCGCGCCATTTGGGGCGTTTGGCAAGACCGTATTCCTGACCCGCGAGGAGGCGGAGAAAGCATTGGAGGCGATGAAGGATGGCTGAATTGAAACGCTGCCCTGAGTGCGGTGGAGTTGCAACCGTTATCCATATGTACGATACTTACGATAGAGCAGACTTTGGGTGGAGCGCCGGTTGTGGGAGATATAGGGCTGGTGATGGCCTCCACACAAAGGAGATGAAAGTATCTGGGCTGCCCAGCAAAGAAAAAGCAATCGAAGCATGGAACAGGATGGTTGACAATGGATGAATATATTAAGCGGGAAGCCGCACTTGCAATTTGCGAAGAAGAATACCGAGAACAACTGCGAATCCTAAACTATGCCGGTGACTCTGTGGCGTGGAATATCGGACATGCTATTAAAGAACTGCCAGCAGCTGATGTAGCCCCGGTGGTGTATGGCAAGTGGATAGTCCGATTTGACGGCCCATATAATCGTCGTAGATGCTATTGTTCGCATTGCGGAAAACATAACGGGGTTGGTGGCATAGCTCAAAACCAAGAGAAGCCGTACTGACCACACTGCGGCGCAAAAATGGACATTAAGGACGGAGGTGACAACGATGCGGTTGATTGATGCGGATAATGTAAGAGGTTTGTTTGACGCAGAATTTAAGGAGACACGGAAGTTAATTTTGGCAGGGGAAACGCATTTGGATAATTTGGCCGAAGGTTTCACAGAAGCTGACCGAGTGATACGGGAAATGCCCACCGTAGACGCAGAGGTCGTGGTCAGATGCAAAGACTGCGAATACAGCTACGATGAAATAAGCTATCTGTGCTGTTCCCACGGTGTTTGCGATGATTGCGAAGTGCCGCCGAACTTCTACTGCGCATACGGAAAAAGACGGTCGGAAAATGAACCGCCGGAGGAGGGAGAAACATGATTGACTACAAGCGCATCTGCATTGACGAGCTGAAATGCCATAGCTATAAGCTCCGGTCGTTGGAAAGCCTGCCGGAAGAAATCCGCCGCTACAATGAGCAGATGGACGGCATCCGGTCCGCTACCAGCGATGCTACACCAGTAAAGGGCGGTGGCTGCGGCCGGGAAGATCATTTGATTAACGCAATCTCCCGCCGGGATGCGCTCTCGGCAAACCTTGCGGTAGTCAAGTGGCAGACCTCCCAGGTGGAGAAAGGACTGGCCTGCCTGACGGGAAAGCAGCGGCGCATCCTTGAGTTGTTCTACATCCGCCGGGAATATGGCTACATACAGAGACTTTGCCAGGAGTTCAACGAGAGCGAACGAGAGGTGTACCGGGATAAGGACGAAGCGCTGATGAGATATGCCCTTTGCCGGTATGGGTTGACGGAGCTGTAAAGATGGCAGAAACATGGCAGAAATAAGATGCATATACAGTGTATACTGATAGTGTGGTAAAACACAGACTTCCCTTGACATTCCTCCTGATGGGGAGCCGGGCCCCTAATCCCGGCAATCTGCTCCCGTAGCTCAATGGTAGAGCGGCTGCCTTGTAAGCAGCGGGTTATAGGTTCAAGCCCTATCGGGTGCTCCACCTTCATGTTTTACCTCCTTTTTACGGGGTCGCCGATGCCCCGTTATCCCATCGGCCGAAGATACATGACCTTCGTAAAAAAGGTGCCACGCTGGCAGGCCGCAAGTTCGCAATAGTCTGCCTTACCAAAAGCAGTCAGAGAGTACCGAAAGGCGCTCTCTTTCTTTATGCCATAAAGGAGGAGATACCTATGGATTTAATAGTCCGCAAAATCCCGCAGAGCGACACCATCAAGGTATATCCGGTATCTGATGTGCATTTGGGCAGCATCCTACATGATAAAGAGGGCTGGCAAGCATTCTGCCGCCGGGTAGAGCGGGAGGACGCTTATCTCATCCTTGGCGGCGATCTCATCAACAACAATACCCGGAACGCGGTTGGAAGCCCCTTTGAGGATTATATCCGCCCGCGGGAGCAGAAAAAGATGATGGTGGAAATGCTAACGCCCATCAAGGATAAGATACTCTGCGCGGTATCCGGTAACCACGAAGCGAGGACAGCCAAGGACACCGACCAAGACATTATGGGCGATATCATGTGCAAGTTGGATATGGAGGACTACTACGCCGAGGATATAGCATTCCTCAAGCTGGAGATTGGGCGCAGGGTAACAAGAGATATCCCTATCACCAGCTATACGATGGCTGTTACCCATGGCTCCGGCGGCGGCATTTACACCGGTGCAACGGTCAACCGCAATGAGCGCTTCGGCTACACCATAGAGGGCATTGACGCTCTGATTGTTGGCCACACCCACAAAGGCACCATCAGTAAGCCCAAAAAGATCGTGGTGGACAGTAACAACAATGTTATCCGTACCAAGCAGCTGGTAGTGGTTAGCTGTACCGCATGGCAGCAGTACGGAGGCTACGCAGCCCGGAAGATGCTGCTGCCCAGCAGCGAGAGCGACCATGAGCAGCCGCAGACGCTCCTGCTGTGCGGGAACAAGACAGGCACTAAGCGGATAACCACGGTTTGGTAACAATAATTGGTAGCCCGGCATAGTAGACACCGGGAGGGATAGGGCGGGACGAATTTTGAAAGGAGGTGCCGAAGATGGCCAGTGGATGCAGTGCGAAAAGCAAAGAGAACCTGCGCCCATGGAAAAAAGGGCAGAGTGGGAACCCAAGTGGAAGGGCGAAAATCCCCGAAGACGCCAAAGCGATGCTGAAAGCGGCGACTCCTGCGGCAGTTAAGCTGCTGGTGGATACCCTTAACAACACAAACGAGAAAACCGAAACGCGGGTAAAGTGCGCAGAAACCGTACTTGACCGCGTATACGGCAAGGCCAATCAGCCGATTGATCTGGGTGGCGAGATACCCAAAATCGAGATCGTGCTGGGCAATGGCAAGGAGTACGCCAAATGACGGTCAATTTAGGCACACCGAATCCCAAGCAGGAGCAGTTTTTGCTGTCGGAAAAGCGCAGGGTGTGTTACGGCGGTGCCAGAGGCGGCGGTAAGAGCTGGGTGGTGCGAGCAAAGGCCACCATGCTTGCCGTTAATTATAGCGGCATCAAGATACTGATCCTGCGCCGCACATATGCTGATTTGTGGCAAAACCATGTGTTGGAGCTGCGAAAGGTGCTGGAACCCGACATAGCAACCTATCGGGACTCGGAAAAGGCGATGATATTTCCAAACGGCAGTCGTATCCGTTTTGGATACTGCTCGGCCGAGGCGGATGTGCTGCAGTACCAGGGACAAGAGTACGACATCATGTTTTTGGACGAGGCGACACAGTTTACCGAGTTCATGTACAACAACCTTGTTGCCAGTAACCGTGGGGCCAACGACTTCCCCCATCGGATGTATCTGACCTGCAACCCCGGCGGAGTCGGCCATGCGTGGGTCAAGCGCCTGTTTATCGACCGGGACTACACGGCCTCTGAAAACCCAGAAGACTACGAGTTTATCCCGGCCAAGGTGTACGACAACAAGGTTTTGGTGGATAAAGACCCAGACTATGTACGGATGCTGGAGACCCTACCGGAGGATATGCGCCGGGCATGGCTGGATGGCGATTGGAATGTGTTTGCAGGTCAGTATTTTGCCGAGTGGCGTGATGATATCCATGTGATAGACCCCATCGAGATACCCGACTGGTGGAGACGCTACTTTGCCATGGACTACGGCCTTGATATGTTGGCCGGATACTGGATCGCCATAGACGGCGAGGGCAATGGCTATGTGTACCGAGAGATTTACGAGTCAGGGCTGATTGCATCGGATGCCGCCATGCGCATCAAAGAGGCCAACGGGGACGATAAGATCGAGCAATGGCTTGCACCGCCCGACCTGTGGAACAGGCGAAATGACACAGGCCGCAGCGTGGCGGACATATTTATGGAGCAGGACATCCCGCTGGTTAAGGTGGACAACGACCGTATCAACGGCTGGCAGGATGTACATGAGTGGCTCAAGCCGAGGGACAGCAGAGATATCATAACCGGCAACAAGACGAGAATAGCAGGGCTGCGGTTTTTCCGTAACTGCAAGCAGGTCATCCGCTGCCTGCCGATGGTCCAGTACGATGACCACAAGCCTAACGATGTAGCGACAGAGCCGCACGAGCTGACCCATGCACCTGATGCCATCAGGTATTTTTGCAGCGGGAGACCGTATGCGGGACAGCCGCCGGTTACAAAGTACAAGCTGCCGCCGGAGCTGCGACAGCCAGAAGAACAAGGAGGGTATCAGGTATGGTAAGACGATGGCTCAAACGCCTGATCCTGTGGGCGTTAGGGGACGACCAAACGGCACAGGAGCAATATGCAACAAAGATATTCAACGAGTGGCTTAACGGCCCGGAGGATTGATATGAGTGATGTAACCCTGTGGACGCTATACCGAGAGGGTGTAGCGTACCACAACAAGATGGGCTTTAGCACCAAATTCCCGACCTTTGTGCGATTTAAGGAGGGCGACCAGTGGCCACAAGCGACAGAGCGCACCAAGAACCTGCCGAGACCCGTCCTCAACATCGTGGACATGATCGTCCGCAGCAAGCGCTCCAGCGTGCTTGACCAGCCTGTCAGCATCGTCTACAGACAGGGCAGCGCCAGCGGTGACGAAATCCTTGACCAGATGCACCAGGACGCCGCCGAGAACTGCACCGAGTACGCACGGACGATCTGGGACAGAGCCGACATGGACAAACTGTGCAACGAGGCGTGTGACGATGCAGCGACCAACGGCACAGGCATATGGCACTTTTACTGGGACACCAGCGTTACAGGCGACAAATATGTAGGGGAGCTTCGTGGGGAAACCGTGGATGCTCTCAATTTTTTTGTAGCCAACCCGCAGCTCCGGGATGTGCAGAAGCAGGACTACCTAATCATCGCCCAGCGGCTCAAATTGGGCGCTGTACGCAAGATGGCCAAGGACAGGGGATTGCCTGCGGAAAAGGTGGCAAACATCTGTCCCGATGAATTTGAGGATGCAAGCACCTATCAGGCCGAGAGAATCGAGCTGGACGGCAAGGAAAACGAAAAGGTCACGGTGCTGACCAAGTATTACCGCAAGAACGGTGAGGTCGTGTTTGACAAAGCGACCCGCAGCGTGGAGATATGCACGGCAGTACCGCTTACCCCGCAGGGCAGCCCCGTCCGCATCAAGCTGTACCCTGTGGCGGCGCTCAACTGGAAACTGCGTAAAGCCTGTTTCTACGGCATCGGCGAAATCGAGGGGCTTATCCCCAACCAAAAGCTCATCAACTTTATGTACGGAATGCAGGCGCTGGCCATCCAGCAGATGGGCTTCCCGAAAATCGTGGCAAAGCCCGGTGCAATCAGACAGCCGCTGACAAACGAGCCGGGGGAGATCGTCACCGACTACTCCAACGGCGGGATATCGTACCTGCAGCCTCCGGCGTTTTCGTCTGCTGCTACGCAGGTGAGCAACGACATGATCGACCTTACCCGCGTAGTGACAGGCACGACCGAGGTGACGACTGGCGAGTCCTTGGGTGCAAACATGGCCGCATCCGCAATCATTGCATTGCAAAACCAAGCGCAGACCCCGGTCAACGAGATTCAGCGCAGATACTGGCACGCAGTTAAGGAGATCGGCCGCATTTGGATGGAGTTTTTCAAAACATACTGCTCCGACAAGCGGGAAATCGTCATTGAGATGGGGGACGAGGTATCAGGCAGAGCATTTACGGGTACGGACTACGCCATGTACGACTTTGACCTGCAGGTGGATGTAGGAGCCTCCTCCGAGTATTCTGCGGTGCTGGCACAGGCCACACTGGATAAGATGCTCGACCGGGGAGATATCACAATCGACCAGTACATAGAGCTGTCCGACCCGAATGTAGCCCCGTTTAAGGAGAAGTTCAAGCGAATGCGGGAAACCCAGCCGCAAGCGGTGGGCATGCCTGGCGTTCCGGAGGAAGAAGTGAACGGCGTACAGAGCGTTTCCGGCATTGGCGGAGTTCCGCTGCCGGATGTGCCGAAGGCCCCGACCGTCATGGACAAGTTCACAGGAGGTGGCAACAATGCTGTGCCCAAACTGTAAAGCCGAAATGAGGATCACCGGCAAATACCTTACATTCACTGGGGATACCTCCCCAAACACAGAGACAAAAGCGTTTATCAAGCTGCAGTTGGAGTGCAAGAACCCCAAATGCACCAACAGGACACCGACCTATGTGACCAACCCCTTGGAGGGATAACCAATTTTTAAGTGGCTGCTAAACGGAACAAACCGAACCTCGCCACAGAAAGGAATTTATGGACGAAGAAATCATGACTGCTGCTAATGAAGATATCGAAGAAGATATCGACTCCTCTCCCGCAGTAGAGGAAACCGAGCCTGTCGAGCAGGAAGAACCTGCGGTGCAGGAAGAACCGACCGAGACACAGCGTGTGTCACGGAGAATCAAAGAAGCATCCCAAAAGAGCGTGGACGACTTTATCCGCAGCATGGGCCTGACCAATCATTATGACAATGACAGACCCATCACCACAAAGGCGGAGTACGAAGCCTTTGTTGCGATGCAGCGGCTGGACGAGGACGGCCAGACCGACCCCGTATCAGCTTACCGAAATCAATCCTTGGAAGCGGAGATTACCCGCTTGCGGAGCAATGAGCGCATGAGAGAGCTGGAGGCTGACCCTGTAAGAGGGCAGACATTCACAAAGCTCAAAGACCAAGTGGTTGAATTGATGGACTACTGCACCCAGCAGGGGACGCCCTGCAGCGTGGATGCAGCGTTCAACACAATTTTGGCGAACAGCTATTTTGACCTCGCCAACGATGCTGCAAACAAGGCAAAGGAAGACACGCTCCGAAGAATCAACAACAACGCACAAGCATCTCCCGGAGCATTGACGGGCGAAAGCCCCGAAACCGAAGCCGACTACATGAAGATGTCGGACAAAGACTTTGAAAAGCTGTATCAAGCTGCACTCCGGGGGGAATTAAAAAATTAAGGAGTGTATAAAACTATGGCAACTACTACCCAGACTTACGGTAATCTTACCGCTGAACAGAAAACCTTTTACGACCGCACCCTGCTGTCCCGGCTGCTGCCCAATCTGACCTTCCTGAAGTACGGTCAGAAGCGCCCCATGCCGAAGAACGAGGGCGACACCATCAACTTCCGCCGCTTCAACTCCCTTGATGTTCCTGCTGCATCCCTGACCGAGGGCGTGACCCCTGACGGCGACAACCTGTCCATCACTGCTGTGACCGCTACCGTGGCGCAGGAGGGCAACTGGGTCCGCCTGTCTGACAAGATCAGCATGGTCGGCATCGACCCCGTCCTGACGGAGTCCGCTGCGCTGATGGGCGAAAACGCCGCTAAGACCCTGGAGACCCGCTGCGCGGATGTTATCTTTAAGGGTACTTCCCAGCAGTTTGCTGGCGGCGCTGCTTCCGCTGCCGCTATTGCCGCCGGTAAGGTGGTAAACAGCGAAGAGATCAAGAAAGCGGTGCGCACCCTGCGCAACAACAACGCCGAGCCCCTGGAGGGCGGCTATTACATCGGCTTCTGCGATCCCAGTGTAGCATACGACCTGCAGAACGACAGCCTGTGGCAGGATATCTCTAAGTACAACGGCGCCGAGAACATCATGAAGGGCGAGATCGGCCGCATCCATGGTGTCCGTTTCATTCTGACCACCATGTGCCCCACCGATGCAACGACCGCTACTGCGGGTACCCTGCATAAGACCCTTATCGTAGGCAAGGACGCTTACGGCGTGGTTGATGTGAACGGCTCCTCCAAGCCCGAAATCATCATCAAGCCCACCGGCTCCGCCGGTACTGAGGACCCCCTGAACCAGCGCGCGAGTGTCGGCTGGAAAGCGATGGCAGTTACTGTCCGTCTGCAGGAGCTGGCAATGGTCTGCATTCAGTCCATGGCTTCTGCCTAACCAAATACAAGGGAGGGGGTAACGCCCCTCCCTTCTTTTACAGAAAGGATTTAACATGGCTAAAGAGATTAAGAACCCCGACATGGTCGGAGAGATCGTAGAAAAAGCGACCGGCGAGGAACTTGCCAAGGGCAAGAAGGTACGCATCCGTTTGCCGAAGGACAAGCTGAACAAAGAAGATGTCGTAGTGCCTGTGTGCATCAACGGCTATACCTATCAGATCAAGCGCGGCGAATGGGTGGATGTACCAGAAGAAGTCGCCCGCATCCTTGAAGAAGCAGGGTACATGGGGTGATTGAATGAACAAGAACGATGCCATCAACGGTGCGCTGCGGTGGATAGATGAAGCCACCGTAAACGGCGCTGCCGCGAGCAACGGATTTATAGCCGACTACAAGGACAGAATGGAGCACCTGCTGGACGGTGCTGTTGCAATGGTGGAATCGCAGTTCCCGCTGATCGAATCCATCAGCATCGTTCAGAACATGCCTCGGTGCATGGAGGGCTCCCATTTTGAAGCTAAGACGGTTTATCCCGGTGATACCTACGAGTTTACCAACAGTGATGCAAAAGCCTACACGCTTGAAATTTGCGGTGTTCTAACAGCGAATATCGATGGGGCCCGGCGGCAGATTACCGCTCCTGAGTTCCAGCGGCTTTCCGGCAGCTTTAACGGCAGTATCAAGTTGGAATCGCAGTACCCATTCCAGGTAAGAAACGCTGCGTTTTATGCATTCCCGCTGGTAGAAATCCCGGAGCACATAGCATGGGTGCCGTATGAGCTGCCCCAGCAGATGAACGGCATGGTGAAAATCCTTTTCTCCGGTGACGGCGTGGCCTTCCGCGACTTTTCCGACTACCGGCGGCTGGATGAATACCATATTGCGATCCCGTACCATTACAGCGGGCAGTTCGATATCCAGTATAAGCACCGGCACGCCACCCTTGCAGGCGCTTCCGGTGCGACCGAGATAGAGGTGGAGCCCAAGGCGGTTCCGCTGATTCCACTTCGGCTGGCCATTGATGCCACAAGCGGCATTGATGAGACACTGGCGCTGAATCAGTTCCTCACCGGACGCTTTGCAGAGATGGTAGGCGCTATGACGGACGAGGACGTCGAGAAACACCAAGTAATTGAAACCGTATTTATGATGTAAGGAGGGGAGCAAATGAGATATTCCCCGGCAAAACTCCCCAGCGCTGATGTGGCAAAGACCAATGCCATGGTCATTAACGACTTTTATGGCTGCGACTTTTCCAGCGGCGCAACCAATATCGACCCAAGAAGAAGCCCCAACTGCGAGAACATGATCCGTTCCTCCCCCGGCCGCGTGAGAAAGCGCCTTGGCTTTGCCAAAACGGCGGTATACGATGGCCGTATCAATGGTCGGTTCTCTCTGGATGGGACAGATATTATCCATGCGGGCACGAAACTGTATGCAGGCGATACGCTGATCTCTTCCGCCATGAACGATGCCTTTTCGGTTGGCAAGAACTTCGATAAAGCGCTGTACCTGCTGGATGGAGCACACTACTACAAGGTAACGCACAGTGACGGCACCTTCACCGTGGCTAATGTATCGGACAGCGCCTATGTGCCGCGCATCGTTATCAATAAAAATCCGGATGGTACCGGCGGAACAACTTATGAGGATATCAACCTCATGTCGGATAAGTGGACGGAATCTTTCTATGTAGGAGATAAGACCGCAGCAGCAACAGTATTTCAACTTTCCCTTGAAAATTTGGATACAACACCTGTAACGGCAAAGGTATTGCAAGCTGACGGTTCCTTCGTAGACAAGGTAGAGACTACCGACTTTACTGTAAACCGCACCAGCGGCACCGTGACATTCGTAGCCGCTCCGGGTAAATCCCCTTTGGAGGGCGCGGACAATGTATATATCACTGCATCTAAGGACAGGAGCGAGAGCCGCAGCCGCATTACGAACTGCGATACCTGTATTGTGTATGGCGAGACGGGCACACGGCTATTTGTGACCGGCGATCCGAACTTTAAGAACAGGGATTTTTGGTCGGCGCAGAATGATTTTTCCTATTTTTCCGATTTATCCTATTCGATACTGGGCGAGGATAGCGAGCGCATTGTAGGTTATTCCATCGTGGGCGACAGGATAGCGGCCCACAAGAGCGGAACCACCGGCGCGGTGTATGTGCGCACCGGCTCCACGGTAACGGAGACCGATGATCTCGGCAACAGCGTGGAGACCTTTGCATTTAAGACCGGAAATGTCATCACCGGACACGGCGCAATCGCTCCGCACAGCTTTGTGCCGACCGATAACGAGCCGCTGTTCCTTTCCTCCACCGGCATATTTGCACTGACTGCTTCCGATGTGACCGGCGAGCGCTATGTGCAGAGCCGCAGCTTTTATATCAATCCGAAGCTGCTTTCGGAAAGCAATATCGCAGATGCCTACGCTTGCCTACACAAGGACTTTTATTTCATTGCGGCCGGTGCTGGCGTGTATGTGCTTGACCTGCTGCAAAAGCACTACGAGGAAGGGGAGCCGTATTCCAACTACCAGTATGAGTGCTTTTATCTGACCGGAATACCCGCAAGGGTGATCTGGGACGATAACGGCGAACTGTTCTTTGGTACGGCGGATGGCAAAGTATGCAAATTCAATACCGATGAGACCGCTCCCAACTCCTACAACGACACGATAGACGGGGAGACATACACACCAGTAGGGTGCCAGTGGGAAACCCCAGATATCGATGGCAAGACCTTCTATTCCAGCAAGCACTTCCGTTACCTTGCGTGCAGGCTGTCTGCGTTCGTTCGGACGAGCGTAAACGCCTCTGCGATGTGCAGTGGCAAATGGATCTCCATTCTGACCGATGCGAGAACTGCCCGCTTCTTCTCATGGGAGGATATAGACTGGTCGAAGTGGACATGGAGTACCGATGCAACTCCGAAGGTATTGGGCAGGAAGCTGGATATGCGCAACCTTGATAAAGTGCGGTTCCGCTTCTCCAATGGCAATGCGGAGCCTTTCGGGATCGAGAACATCGCAGTAGAGTACCGAGAAACGAGAAAGTACAGGGGGTAAGCTATGTTTGAAAAGATCAAAGCATCCGACGGCAATCCCTATACCCCGGATGCAGTATTTACCGATAGTGACGGCAACAGGGTTGGGGTAATTGGGCAGGACACCACCCCGAACCTTTCCGTCAATGAAATGCAATTCTCCGTAGAGGCTGTGGTGCGTGAGGTCGTCATTCCTGCGTATAACAGCCTTGTTGATGCCCTGAACGCACTGGCGGCTGCCAGCAATATGGGCGCAGCAGATATTAAAGGTAATGCCAGTACCGTACAGGCGGAGCTGGCCAAGCGCATCATCACCGGCAATGTGAAATACATCCGGTTGAACAGCGACAAGGTGCTGGAAACCAGCAATGACGGCGAGACATGGGAAGCCACCGGGTCTTCCGGCCACATCATCATAGCGCCGGATGGCACAGTAGCGCCGCAGCGCAGCCGCCTGAAATTCGCCAATGGCACAGTAACAGATGATGGTACCGAAACCATTGTTACCGGCCTGAAAGGCGATACCGGCCCGCAGGGCGAGAAAGGCGACACAGGCGAGCAGGGGCCGAAGGGTGACCAAGGCCTGACAGGCCCCGTTATTGTTCCCTATGTAGATGCCAGCGGCGTTATGTCCTTCACCATTCAGGATACCGCCATTGCCCCGCAGGCCGTCAGTGTGAGAGGCCCGCAGGGGCCGCAGGGCGTACAGGGCGAGCAGGGCGCACAGGGTACGAGAGGCCCGCAAGGCTTACAGGGCGTACAGGGCATCCAGGGCCCCAAGGGCGAAACAGGCGAACAGGGCCCTGCCGGTGCTACCGGAGCCACAGGCGCAACCGGCCCCAAAGGTGATAAAGGCGATACTGGCCCCAAGGGGGATACCGGTGCAACCGGTGCCCGTGGAGCAACCGGCGCAACCGGCGCACAAGGCCCGGCTGGTCCCGCAGGCCCCAAGGGTGAACAGGGCGACACCGGCGCTACAGGCGCTCCCGGCGGCAGAGGCCCGGAAGGCCCGCAAGGCCCAATCGGCCCACAAGGCCCCGTAGGCCCCGCAGGTAAAGACGGAACCAGCCTGTATATCGAGGACAGCTATCCTACACTGGCAGCGCTTAAAAACGCAATCCCAGCCGGTAACGATAAGATGTACTATGTGCAGGAAGATGGCGAGTGCTACATTTACAGCGAGACTGCCAATGACTGGGTAAGTGTAGGTGCTTTGCAAGGCCCCATCGGCCCGCAGGGCCCGCAGGGCGTTCAGGGGCCGCAAGGTGTGCAAGGCCCGACCGGTGAAACTGGTGCGACAGGCGCAACAGGCCCAAAGGGCGCACCTGGCGAAAAGGGCGCAGACGGCGCAGCTGCTACCATTGAAATAGGTACAGTTACTTCCGGCGCTGCTGCTTCCGTTACCAACAGCGGCACTACCTCCGCTGCGGTTTTCGATTTTGTACTCCCTAAAGGTGACAAAGGCGAAAAGGGCGATACCGGCGCAACAGGCCCACAGGGTGAGACTGGCGCTACCGGCCCGGCTGGCGCTACCGGCGCTACAGGCCCCCAAGGTGAGCAGGGTATTCAGGGCATTCAAGGCCCCGTTGGCCCGCAGGGCGAACAAGGCCCCGCAGGCGTAGCCGGTGCCGATGGTAAATCCGCCTATCAGACCGCCGTAGAGGGCGGCTATTCCGGTACGGAAACGGCGTTCAATGCGGCGCTGGCGGATGTGCCCGGCCATATCGCAAGCAAGGCCAACCCCCACGAAGTAACCAAAACGCAAGTGGGCCTTAGCAATGTGGACAATGTGAAGCAGGCCCCCTATACCCATGTTTCCGATAAGGCTAACCCACATGGCGTGACCAAAGCCCAGGTCGGACTTGGAAATGTAGATAACACCAGCGATACCAATAAGCCGGTGTCTACCGCACAGCAGACGGCAATCAACGCCTGCAAGGTAAAGAAGAATACCCTCTCCCTCCCCACGGCATCCTGGACAGGCAGCGGCCCCTATACCCAAACAGTCACCATAACCGGCATCACCGTCAACAGCAAAGTAGACATCCAAATGGACGCAACAGCCCTCGGCGTACTCATCGACAGCGGCACCAGCGCTATCTGGATTGAAAACAACAATGGCACCCTTACCGCAAAAGCGCTGGGAGAGAAGCCCAATGCAAATCTTTCGGTTCAGGTGACCATCACGGAGGTAACTGCATGAGCGTAATTTACGGCAATCCAATTATTGCAGGTGGTGGCGGCCTTGAGCTTGTGGCAAATGTCGCTGACGGGGCGACCGTTACTGCTACTCTTGGCAGTAAGACAGTAACAGGCGTTTCTGTTGGTGGTCAGGCTCGGCTTAAAATTCCACAGGAGGGCAAATGGACGGTTTCCGCAACAAGCGGAGCACTTGTATCTGCACCACAGGAAATCATCGTCCCTGCCACAGTTGATATTGCATTGGTGATGCAGGAGCTGAACGATAACAGCTGGGCAGCCATCAAGCAAGTGTCTGACGCAAACATGGGAGCAAACTTCTGGTCAGTTGGTGACTGCAAAGAAGTGACCATGAACGGCAAAGTTTCCAATGGTCTTACGCTTACCAACTATTCTGCTTGGGTGTTTATCATTGGCTTTAATCACAACTCAGAGCGTGAGGGAAATGGCATAGCATTTCAGGGATTCAAAGCTACAAAGAACGGTACGCCTGTATGTTTGGTCGATAGTCGATACAACAACCAATGTAGCAGCGTGTGGTTCTGTATGAATGCTTCTTCGGCAAGTGGTTCGACAAGTGTCGGGGGTTGGGCGTCTTGTGGCATGAGGAATGACATTATGCCACTTATTAAAGCAGCTTTCCCGTCTGACCTTCAAACCGTTATTAAGACCAGCACTATTTATACCGATAATACAGGAAGCGGCATTGCTGCTGTAGTACCAACTGCTACGAAGGATGATGTGTTCCTACTTGCGGAATATGAAGTATTCGGGACAAGAACCAGTGCCTCAACGCTGGAGCCGAACTATCTTAAACAATACAGCTATTACTCTGCGGGAAACAGCAAGGTAATGTATCGGCATAATGCTACTGATACTGATGTTCGTTGGTGGGAGCGTTCTCCCGCATCCAGCTACCCCTACAGTTTCTGTACTGTCGTCGCCAACGGCAGTGCCAACCATTACAACGCCTCAATTTCGCAGGGCGTGTCCACCGCTTTCAAGGTATAACATATGGACTATATTTGTTTTAACCGTTTTAAGCAAAATGCCTTGTGTGGTGAAGTAAACATTCCGTATGGCACAAAGCTTGATGAAACCAACAATGTAATCAGCCACCGCGGGAATCCCATTTGCTATATAAAAAGCCAAAACGCCTATGACTATTTTGCAAGGAATGATGATGGTAAAGGCTTGGAGCGTGGGAAACTAACAGCAGAAATAATCAAGCTGCTGAATAACCGCACAGACGGAAAGTACCAAGACCGATGGGATAGGATTTGGGATGATTTATCCTTGCTGAAATACAAACGCCCCGAACACGATGACTATTGGTTGTGGAACTATGATTTTTTCAATGCTTCGATTGAGGAGCTTAACAGAATTAAATCCATGATACTGGAGGTGTGACAATGTATAAAATCAAGGCAGAAGGCAAGGAATACTATTCCGACACCTTGGTATATGTGAAGAAGGCACCAAACGGATGCTATGTTCCTTGTTTGGCAGAGGAAGCGGAGTATGTTGTCGGGAAAGTACCGGAAGATACCATTTTCGAAAACGCTGAAATAGAAAATTTCGATGGTGGTTCCATGGCGTCCGATATGCAGGAAGCCTTAAACATTATGGGGGTGAACTAAATGGGCTACTATACAGAAAAAGCCAAAGAAGTAAAAGCAAAGCAGGAAGCAGAGCTGGAACAGCTGAAAGCAGCTTTGCAAACCCTTGGCGTAGAGACCGAAGAAAAGGAGGAAACAGCCAATGCGAAATGACATCTTAGAGCAGGCGCAGGAAATCCGGACGAGCATCGACAGCGTGACCGGCACCATGGCAGATGCTGATGCAGCAAAGAACCCTATGCTGTTCCTGCCATGGGAGACTGATACCAAGTATGCGGTGGGTGACCGCAGACGACACGATGGCAAGGTGTACAAGTGCTTGCAGGCCCACACCTCGCAGGCAGACTGGGAACCCCCGGCTGTTCCTGCTCTGTGGGTAGTCGTCAATGTCAGTTCTCCCGGCACGATTGACGACCCCATCCAGGCATCGAGGGGCATGGAATACGAGTACGGCAAGTACTACCTTGACCCGGAGGATAGCAAAACCTACCTCTGCAAGCGCGGTGAGGAAACGGGCTCCATCGTGTTGTATTACCTCCCGCATGAGCTTATCGGAAACTATTTTGTGGAGGTAACCTAATGGATATTTTCCTCCCCAAAGATGTGCATGAAGAATTCGCCAGGCGCATGGAGGATGAAAACCGGCGGCAGAACCACCGGATTGACAACCTCGAAAACAGCGTGAAAGCCTTTGGCGAGATCGCCAACAGTGTAAACCGCTTGGCCACCAACATGGAGACCATGACAACCGAATTAAGCCGACAGGGCGAACGCCTTGAGACGCTGGAAAGAAAGCCGGGGGACAACTGGAACGCTGTCCTCCGGTCTATTTTAACTGGTATCGGCGCAGCTATTGCTGTTGCCGTTGTCGCTGTAATCGCCAATAACCTCGTAAAGTAAAGGAGAATGGAAATGAACGAATTTGTAACTTGGACAACCCTTGGTACCTATGCTGGCGCTGTTATGATGGTCACCATCATCACCCAGTTTTTGAAGCAGACCCCTCTCAAGAACATCAACACCCAGCTGCTTGCTTACATCATCTCTGTGGCCATCCTCATCGGAGCCGAAGCCTTTAACGGCTCTGCTCTGACGGTACAGGGCGTGGTGCTGTGCCTGCTTAATGCGGTTATCGTGGCCTTGGCTGCCGGTGGTACTTATGATGCTGCGACTACCGGCATGGTCAAACACACTGATGCGGCTATTTTGGATGCCGAAGGAAAGGGGGAGGCCTAATGGCTTTCCTCTCTCCCGACAATGTACGCTATGATAACGGCGTAAAAATCTGTGAGAAGATAATCCCGGATTCTGCGGTTTGGAACCGTGATGTTAAGGAAGGTGGTTACACCTACCGAAAGGGAACGACCTATAAGGCCAATCGTCCGCTTTCTGCGATTAAAGGCGTCACGATCCATAATACAGGTAGGATCAAAATCCCGAAAGGAACCACAATGGCGGAGCAGTACACCCGCGCGACCTACCCGAACTGCAACATGGGGTCTGTCCGTGTCCACTACTATGTGGACGAGAACGAAGCATGGCAGAACCTTGACGAGGGCGAGGTCGGCTGGCACGCTGCCGATGGAAACTATGGCCCCGGCAACAGCACTACCATCGCCATCGAGATCATCATGGACGGCACTGATGCCGAGTACAATCGGATTGCCGAAGATAACGGTGCAAGGATTTGCGCTGCTATTCTAAAACGGCATGGTTTGGACGAGAAAACCGTCTATCAGCACCATGACTGGTACGCAAGGAAAGATTGCCCTGTCTATATCAGACCGCACTGGAGTGCGTTTTTGGCGTTGGTGCGGCAGTATCTCAATGACGATGCGCAGGTGCCGAGCGATTATGATAAACTGGTCGCCGAGCTGGAAGAAATCAAAGAAAAATACAGAACCGAACACGCCAGCGCACAGGCGCTGCGTGGGAGAATTTTAGCCGCTGTGGAGCAGTATGACACAGCGGCATATGACAAGGAGGGGTAATTTTGGCACTGAGAAAGAACACAACCCTTGTAAACGATGGCGGAAGCAACCGCACAATAAAACCGATTGGGTACGATGTGGCGAGGGCGGGCGCAGCAGCAGGCTCCGAAGTAAATAAGCCCGGCAGGGGCGCTGTAGATGCAGCGATAAAGGGCGGAGCTCTTGCTTCGGCAAAGGCTAACCTAGCTGGAGTTTCCCCGAAAATTTCATCCACCGTGACGGACACCTCCGAGCGGGACGCATACCTTGAGAGCCTGAAAGCGCAGCTGGATGCGCAGACCGCTGCCTATGACCAGTTGCTTGCCTACAACCAGCAGATGTATGAGGCCCAGCAGAAACAGGCGGCCCAGCAGCGAGAGGACAATGCACGCAGGGCGTACATTGCCAAAGAGATGGCGCTAAAGAACCTCCCCGGGCAGCTGGCCCGTGAGGGTATCAATGGCGGCCTTGCGGAAAGCTCCTATGTCCGGCTGAACAACCGCTATAACAGCAGCCTTGCCGATGCGGATAACGCCTATTCCGATGCGGTGAATCAGGCATACCTTGACATGATTCAGGCGAACCGGGAGCCGCAGACCGGGAAGATGAACGCACAGGCAAGCTATTCCGCCGGGCTGGCAAAGGCCCCGAAGGCAAAGACAAAAACCACCAAAAAGGACAACCCAAATTACAATGCCGCCTTGCAGGACTCCTACAACATGTTGCGCCGGGCCGGTTATTCTGATTCAATGGCGGCAAGACTTCTCGGACTTGAATGACAGGAGGAAAAATGGATAGAAAAACGCTGGAACAAAACTATCAAAAATCTTTCGGTGCATCGCCTGCCGCGGAGCTTGAGCAGAACTACCAGCGGAGCGGCATTGACTCTCTTGTTCAATCTGTGAAGAAAGCTACCCAATATAATCCCTCTGCCCCCAGCACGCAGCCTACACAGGCTGCGCCTGCTGGGGCTTCTTCTAGTAAACAAAGCGATGTCATGAAGGAGCAGCTGGATGCGATTAAGAAACAGAGGGACGACGCGGCAATTAAGGCCGGGGCTTATATGCGAGCTGGGAATATGCCGCAGCAGGCCAAGGAGCAGCAGAAGATTGCCAACAAGGCTGCCATTGAGTACGAGAACGCCTATACCCAGTGGAAGAACCAGCGAAATGCGGAAGCGGTAGAGGACTACAACCCGGACGAGAATAAATTCAAGGCAGGCGATGCTGTCCTTTCTGGCGTGCAGAATGCATTCCAAAGCATGAGGCAGTATGCCGCTGCAGCATCTTCGTATCTTTCCGGTAATCCGGAAGCGCAGGCATGGGAAGCCAAGCGGCTGATGGAAAGCGGCGTAAGCGGTACCGAAGCCGTAAAGCGGGCCGGGCTTGCCGATAAGAGAGAAATCCCCATCACAGACTATAAGACGCAGGCAGAACTGCGCCACGAAAAGAATGTAGCCAGCGTTGGTGCTGTTGAGGGCGGAGCGCTGCAGCTGGTCAATACGATCTCGAACATGGTGCCGTCCCTTGTTGCAAACGCGATCCTCCCTGGCTCCGGTTTGCCCGTGATGGCTGCATCCGTTGCGGGCAATAAATATGCAGATGCCTATGAGAAGTACGGGAATACGGATACAGCATTCGTACTCGGCTCCGCTGCCGGTGGCGCTTCCATGCTTACCGAACAGTTTGGCGGTTTGTATGGCTCGCTGGGCAAGTCTGCCGCCGGGCAGGCCGTGGCCAAAAAACTGATGGCGGAAGCCCCCGGCCTGTATAACCTCGCCAATTCCGTGGGTGGCAAGTGGCTGCGGGACGCTCTCTCCGAAGGCATTGAGGAGGGCGCAGAGGATGTTATCAACTACGCCATTGAAAAGGCCCTCACCGGCGACAGTGACGAGATGGACAACTTCGGCTATGATATGCTCCTCGGCGCTCTCGCAGGCGGCGTGATGGGCGGCGGCAACGCTGCAATGCGTTCCGTCACCTATAGCCGTGTAGGCAAGGCACTGAATGCTTCCCCTGCTGCCGTAGCGCAGCAGGTGCAGGAGGGCATGGAGAAAGGCTCAGGCACCGCACCTGCCATTTATGCGGCGGAGGTGCAGAAGAACCCCAGCAACCAAATGGTGGGCAGACTGTATGAAGCAAACCTCACCTATGATGCCGAGAGCGGCCTTTCCAAAATCCAGAACGATATTACCCAGGTCTCCATCAATGAGATTAAGGCGATGGCCTCCAAAGCGGATGCGCTGGCGCAGGCGGCCCAAAAACTGAATGTGGAAGCTACTCCGCAAGCCGTAGCAACAGCTATTACCGATGCCCAGCGCACACAATCCATTAAAACAGCCGAGGACAGCGTAGGGCAGGCTTTTGCGCCCACAGTTGATAATCCTGTCAACGCAGGAGAGAAAGCCTACAACAGCGCCCTTGCCGGTGTAGCAGCTAACCAAGGCGTAGCTGCTCGCATCAATAACGACCCTGCCGCAAGACAGGCATTCTCCCAGTTGACCGGCGTACAGTTCAGCGGAAACACAGCACAGGATATTGCCGCTATCGAAGTGGCTACGCAGAACATTGCGAAGTCCGGTAAACAGGCGATCTCCCAGGCGGAATATGCCCAGCGTGTCACTGCTGCAGGAGAACAGGCTGCGGCCCAGTTCGATGCCGATATGCAGGCGCAGGCGGAGCAGATGCAGCGGGAATCCGATGAAAGATGGCTTTCCGTTGAGCAAAACACCATTACCGATGTAGACGGCAAGCGCCGTATCAAGGAGATCACCAATACCGATGTGCGCGGCAATACCGAGATCGGCTATAAGAAAGCTGAAATTCCCGGCAGTAAAAAGAAAACTGTTGCCGAGGTGAACAATGCAGCGAAATACCTTGGCAAGACTATCGTGTGGTTCGAGGGTGCGGTGCAGGTCAATGGGCAGTACCGACTGACCAATGGCTATCGCGCACCGGATGGCACCATTTATGTCAACATCAATTCCCGCGATCCGCTGATGGTTACTTTTGGGCATGAGATGTTTCACGACCTTGTAGCTGATAGCAAGTATTCCGGGATGATTGATACGCTGGTAGAGAACCCCGACTATGCCGATATGGTAAAGGGCATGATGGATGCCAAAACTGAACTGTACGAGCGCAATGGAATTGAGCTTGACCAGAATGCAGCTGCGGAGGAAGTCGCTGCCGATATTAGCGGTGATCTTTTGGGCAGCCGGGATATGCTGGAGTACATCGGTGCAAGAAATACGGAAGCCGCCACCGGCATTAAAGGTTTCTTGAACCGTATCCTCAAAAAGCTAAAAGGAAAGCCCTCTGCACAGGAAGCCTACAACAGGCTGTCCGAATCGCAGCGGGCTTTGATTGACGGTATGGAAGCAAGGAGCGATGCGGAAGAAGCGGGAAAGATATCTTACTCGGTTATGGATGCGGCTGTAAAAGGCAATAATCGCCCGTTCGCAGAACAGTTTGCAGATTACAAGGCTGGGAAGATGCGCCCGACGGATTTGTTCTACCTGAACAATACATCGGAATATTTGCAAGCTGCTGGTCTTGCGAATGAGCCAATTGTGATGGCACAGTCTGTTGTAACGAAGGCCCAGAGAAAGGCGACCGTTGATATTCACGGTCACGAGCTTTCTGACGATGTCATTCTCAAACTTCCGGAAATGATAGAAAAGCCCGTTCTTCTCTTGAAGTCTGACACGGTTCCCAACTCCTCTGTTGTGGTTACAGCTGTTTCCGATAGCAGTGGGAACCCTGTTGTTGTCGCTTTGCATTTAAGCAGAAATAACGGATTTGATGTGGTCACAAGAATTGCCAGCCTTTATGGGAAGGAGAACAGTCGCAATTTTATTGCAGACCAGTTGATTCGTGGGAATCTCATAGGGTATAGCAAAAAAGAAGCCAACCGACTGCTTCATCGAGATGGGCTCCAATTGCCCAGACGGAACACAGCGGTTGACTTCGACATCATTAGTGTAGCACAAGACACTGATGCTGTCAATAACTATTCTATGCAGAATAGCGCAGAAGATGCAAACGGGAAACATTCCCTTATGGATATCCCGGCAATGGACAGTACCGGCAGGGAGCTTTCTGCCGAGCAGCGGGAGTATTTCTTCGGCTCCAAAGTCGTTGACGCAGAGGGCAGGTTGAAACCTGTATATCATGGAAGCCCGGCGGTGTTTACCGAGTTTTCACCCGATTTCATGTCCCAGCATGGCAGTTCCGAGGGGCAAGGCTTCTATTTCACTGACTACAAGCCGATGGCAGAGGGCTACCAAAAGGATGGCGGACAACTCCTTGAGGGGTATCTTGATATCAAAAAGCCATTGAGCGATAGCGAGATTACGCTGACAAGGGCAGAAGTAAAAAAACTTTTGCAGGCTGTTGACCCGACCGGTGATGAAGTGCTTGTGAATTACGATCCTGCTGGCGGTATTGGGTACCCTTCAAAAACATGGTATAACCGGGCGATGGATGCTACCGTAAAGGCGGCTATGGAATATAGCGATAGTGATAGCGAAATCCTTGCAGAGATCGCGAACGGTGGAGCAGGCACCGGCGCTGTTCTTAAGGCAGCACGCAATACGCTTGGTTATGACGGATACATTGTAGAGGGCAAATATGATAATGCCACCGTGTATGTGGCGTTTGACAGTAGTCAATTTAAGAACATTGACAATACCGCTCCAACCGAAAGCAAGGATATCCGCTACTCCCTCATGGAAGATGCCCAGTACATGGCCGACATCGACAGGGTTGTTTCCGAAGCAACCGAGAAAGCAAACGATGAGCTGAAGGCTGCACAAGCTGAGGTGAAGGACATCCGTCAGCAGCTTGCTGACTATCGCCAGCAGGCAACTGCGGAAGCGAAGATGAATGACCGCTGGCGTGATGCAGAGACGAAACTTCTCACCGAAATAGCAGCGGCTAAAGAGCGAGAGAAGGCAGCAAAGGCCCGTGCAGAATTCATGGCGAAATATGACGCACTTTCCAAGCAATACCGTGCTGACCTCCGTGCGAACAATCGGCAGGTGCGGGACAAGTACAACGAAAAGCTGTCCGAAGCCAAGGACGAATTCAACCGGCGGAGGACGCAGGACCGCATTGACCGAGTGGTGCGGGAGGATCGGGCAAAGAGCAAAGCCAGATTGAGGACGGCGGAACAGAAATCCACCACTACGGAAGATGTTGCCAAGGTTCTGACCGAAATGCCGAAGAAGGACAAGGAAACCTTTAAGGCGAAAGCCGCCAAAGACTGGCGCACCTTTAAGCGCCAGTGGATCAACACTAAGGATGAGCTGGAGCGATTCGGGAACGAAGTCGGCGACAGCAGAATCATGTATGCAGCGAACAATGTCGGGCAGGCATCTGCGGCGGCGCAGTATTCCATTGGCGGCGCCGGGCAGTATGACCTTAACGGCAAGAAGATCGGCGATAAGAACCTCATGCAGGTATTTGAACCGGCGAAAAAGGCTGGCTTGACCGATGAGTTTTACACCTACCTGTTGCATGAGCACAATGTAGACCGCATGAGTGTACGCGAAAACGCGCAGCGGCAGCTTGCAGAACTTCGTGCGAAACTGAACAGGGAAGTCAACGGCTTTGCGGAAATGACAGATGAGAACATCGCCACAGCCGCAGGCAAGGATACTACCCTTACAAAAGCCTACACCGAGGCGCAGATTGCCGCCGCCAAGCAATATAAGCAGTTCCAGGCGTGGGCAGAAAAGCAGTTTGACAAGCCTGTATTCGGCAGCAGCGTGACTGCAGACGATAGCCGTGCCGCCGCAGCTGACCTGCTGGATGCACACCCTGAATTTGAGAAGTGGGCAAAGGATGTATATGCCTACCTTGACGGACTGATGGAGGTGCGAAAGCAGGGCGGACTCGTGAGCGCTGATATGGCACAGTACATGAAGGAACTGTATCCGCACTATGTTCCCACCTACCGCGATATGCCCAGCACCTCCGGAGGCTACTCCAACCCCAACAGCGTTGCGGTGAACAGCACCATCAAGTCCGCAAAAGGTGGCAACCAGAATATCATGCCGCTGATCGACAGTATTGCCAGGCAGACCTTGCAGACCTTCTCCGCAGCCAAAAAGAACATTCTGGGCAATATGCTGTATGAAGATGCAATGGATACTACCCGTGATATCTCGGAATACATTCAGAGTGTTACAGAGGAAGGCGATCTCGTTGACCTTGATGCGGATTCCGCAGAGAACCTCAAGAACACGCTGCGCATTTGGGTGGATGGCAAACCGGTTACTCTGCACATGAGTGAAGCAATGGCCGATGGGTTTAGACCCATTGAGCAATCCAATTCCTTTGGGATGAAAGCATTGCGCTCCATCAACAGCACATTCAAGAAGCTGGTCACGCAATGGAACCCTGTATTCATCGTGCGAAATTTCGTCCGTGATGCACAGTCTGCATTGTACTTTACCCATTACAGCAATGCCACATTCATTAAGAACTACGGCAAGGCCGTAAAGGAAATCGCAACGAACGGGAAGTATTGGCAGCTCTATCAAGCGATGGGCGGAAAAGGAACTACCTATTATGACCAAAAGACGGGGCTTTCCGACCGCCACCATTTCAAGAACGGTGCAGTCGATAAAGTGGCTGGTGGGTTGAATAGAGTAATCGACATCCTCTCCTTTGCCAATGAAGCGGTCGAGCAGTACCCCAGACTTGCTGAATTTATCAGCACGATGGAGGACACAGGCGATGTTCAGCAGGCGCTCTATAATGCAGCAGACATCACAACCAACTTTGGCCGTGGCGGCTTCGCTGCCCGCAAGCTGAATGCGTCCCTTGTGCCGTTCTTCAACCCCGGTATGCAGGGCCTTTCCAAGAACATTCGCAATGTCATTGACCGGCGCGGCTGGAAAGAAATTGGACAGTTGATCTCCCGCTTGCTTATCAACGGCGTTGCACCCGGTATCATTATGGGCCTGCTGTATGATGGGCTGAAAGAGGACGATGACTACAAGGAGCTTTCCAACTACATCAAGGATAGCAACATCCTCATCAAAATCGGCGACAATAAGTTTATCAAGGTTCCGATGGGCCGTGAACCTTCCGTTATTACGGCGTTCACCAATCGGATGTGGCGCTGGCTGAAAGGGGAACCTGCGAGCAGCGCGTTTGCCGGTTATCCGTCTTTCGCTATTGAGCAGATTGCACCGAACAATCCGCTGACCAATAACATCTTCGCAGGGATTACTGCGATGAGCACCAATAAGACCTGGTACGGCGGCGACATCGTTTCCAGTTACATGGAGGAAAAACCGGATTATCTGCAGTACGATGAAAGCACCGATGCGTTTTCCATCTGGCTTGGTGAAATTACTCGTCATGGGAAAAACGGCATCGAAGGGCTTTCCCCGAAGAAGGTCAATTACCTGATCGACCAGTATTCCGGCTTTATCGGTGACTGGCTGCTCCCGACGCTTTCCAAGAAAGCAGATGTCCCTGCGGTGGTAAAGGCTTTCGTGGTAGATAGCGTCCGGCAGAACCGGCTGGGCAGCGACTTCTATGATGCACTGGATGAAGCCAAGCAGGTAAAGGAGACCGAGCTTGCGACAGCAGCCGATGATGCAACCTACTCCTACCTGTATAAGCAGAGCAAGGCCGCATCCGAGATCACAAAGCAGCTCAAGGAAATCTACAACAGCGGCGAAAAGACCCGCAAGGAGAAGCGGGAGGAAGCCCGTGACCTCTTAGAGCTGCGGAACGAGATTTATAGAAAAGCCCTGTTGACCGTCGGCGCCTACGAGGAAACCGCAAAGAGCATCGGAAGTGCAGACAGCGATGTGGTGAAGCGCGAAGCAAACCGCAAGGCGTTCGGCGCGGAGTACGCACTAAAGACATACAACAAGGATGTCGGAGAAAAGGCAGCCGAGTATGTCGCACAGGGCGTTACCTACGACCAATACTACGCCGCATACTTTGCAGCCCGTGGTATCACCGGCGACAAGGACGAGAACGGTAAGACGATTACCAACTCTGCCAGCCGCAAAAAGAAAGAAGCTATCGACAAGGCCGTTCCAGGCGCAAGCACAAAGCAAAAGCACCTTTTGTACGAGGCACTCGGAGTGTCAGAGAAGGTGTGGTAAAGAGATACCCCCTCCAATTACGGAGGGGGTATTTTACTGGGCAACGCATACGAAAAACACCGAGGATAAGAGACAGCGGTGTGTAAAAGTGATGTACTAATGGAGAAACCTCTGTTTAACACTATGTTTATTTATAGTTCGAATCTCTCCATCTCCGCCAAAGAAAAACCCGCAGAAATGCGGGTTTTTCTTTTGTTCATGCGGGTTTTCTCCATTTCGGCAATTTGCGTTTATTGCTGTTTATTGCTTTGTATTTGCATCCGTGTGATGTAAAAGTGATGTAGTAAATTTGGCCTGTGCATCCTCCAACATTTTGTCACGCAGATGGGTGTACTTTTCCGTCACGATGTAGGAGGAATGCCCCATCATCTCTTGGATAACGGCTTTGTCAATCCCTACCTCGCAGCAAGATGTTGCGAAGCTATGCCGAAGCTGGTGGAATGTGCAGCATATTCCGTAATTTTTGCACCATTTTCTCCAATTGCGGGACGATTCATTGCTTCGAAGGATTTCTCCCTTTTCATTCGTGAAGATGTAACCATTCTTCCCATTGAATCGTTCTGCGACATCCGGCAGAAGGAACACCGTTCTGACCCCTGCATCCGTCTTTGGCTCTTTTATGTGCGGGGCAGTGCCGACATAGTATACGCTTTTCGTAACATGGATTTGGTTTTTATCCCTGTCGATATCCTCGTATCGCAGAGCAAGTGCTTCTCCCACACGAAGCCCGGTCAGCATAATGAAGTAACCAAGTCGTGATACGGTGCAATCGTCCCAATGGGCTGCGATCTTCTCCCTATCCTCCTGCGATGCTTCTTCCCGCCCGCTTGTTTTCTTCCCGGTCGCTTTTATGTTTGCGACCGGGTTTACTTGTATGTCCCCGGCGAGGATGGCGAGGTCGAACACTTGACTCGTTATGTTCTTCTGCGTGTTCACGGTTTTTTGTGAGAATGTCTTTCCAACCTTATCGAGGAAACCCTTTACCTGCATCGGCGTGATGTCTGCGACAGGCGTTTTCCCGAAGGTAGTGACACATCGCACGAGCGCAGGCTTGTACCCTCGAAGGGAATTGTATGCGAGGTTGTCCCAAGACTGCTCAAGCGCTTCGGCATAGACGGCAAATGCAGCAGACCGCTTATTCTCCGCCTCCCTGCTGAATTCTGCAATCTTCTTTATGACATCCTTTTCTGATCTCCCGTAAAAATACTTGCGCTTCCCATCAATTGTGATTGCTTTTTGGTATGTCCCGTCTTTTCGCTGCGATATCGCTCTGCGTGAGTCTTTTTTTGCGTTCAAACCGCACCAAGGGCAGTAGAGCCAATCATCCTGTAATTCCTTTTTGCACTTCTTACAGAGCATTCTCGTATACCTCCAGTTATATATAGCGGTATGAGCCGAAACCTTTATCCGTACTTTCTGGTTATTTCTCGGGTTTCATCAAGGCTTTCTTGGTAACTTCGTTCAAGGTCTTCAAAGTCCGCAACCGTTAGATACTTCCTGTATCCAAGCAGTCTATTAACCTCTCCATGAAGTTTATCAATTTGATCGTGCAAGCCGTCAATAATTCTGTTCTGCTTTTCAATCTCGGACGCTTGCACTTTTATTTTCGCTTCTGCCGCAGAGACGGTGCCATGAAGAGTTGTAACATCGTCGCGAGCGGCGGAAAGCTGAGCGGCTTGCCATACGCACACTACGGACGCAACCACAAACAAAATGATAAATACATAGAGGGAAATTGGATTTTTCTTTACGCTTTTGACGGAAACTACTTGTTTTTCGTTTTCCTGCTGCTCTCCTTTCGATTGCTTCGCTTTGCCCTCTTGTTTCTCTGACCCCATCTTTACCGGTATAACCTTTACTTTTCTTGTTTCAATTCCATGTTGGGGTTTCTCCTCTGCAGCTTTTGTTTCCGATCTGGCATCAGTAGGGCTAATTGGTTCTGCGGTGTAATTATCTGGGTCTGTCCCTGTAAATAGGTGCTTTCTGTGCATAAAGTATATGATATTTGGCAGTGACCATGCTAATGCGGTTATCAAGAAAAAGACGCCAGACACCGCAAGTTTTGTGCCTAAGTCCGCCATAATTACACTACCATAGGCATTCACCCCTGCCGAAATAGGCGCTATAGCAAACAACGCAATTATGTACTTGAAACGAGAAGCACAGAAGCTGCTGACTGCAGTGTACGCCAGAACGGTAAGAAATGAGTTGACGAGGCACAATGCTATGCAGATCACGGTATATGCAGGAAATGCACTAAACACGATAGTGGAGCCTATGAGTGTGATCCAAATAGAATAAAGACTAAGAGCAACGCCAATCAGCCAAAGTATTTTGCAAACCTTTAGCCACTTCATTCCTAAATCTTTTTGCATTTTCTCTCCTCCTATTATTAACCGCCCTCGTTGCCGGGGGCGGTATTTTTATTGGTGAGCTGTCACCAATCGTCTTATAAACGCAACCGTTTCGCTGGCAATGCTTGCAGCCATTATACCAAGCGATGTTTCAACAACAACCGTCTCTTGCATCGCAAATATACAGATTGCCACACAAATGACAGCGCAAACGAAACTGATCTTGTCGGTGGCCCATTCACCGAGGCTCCCAAACAGCGTTACGCCTGCGCAGGTGTAAAACAACACCATACTCCA